GGGAATAAGACCAAGCACAAATATGAGAACTGATAGGTTTGAGATCGCAATAGAGGGAAAAACAGCTATTGAAAAGAGCTACCAAGCAAGGCGAGCCGAAAGGGGATTAAGCAAAGAAAATGACGGTAAAACCGAGTCTATACAAGGCCAGTCTCAAGGAGATACAACAGCCACGAACACAGGGAGTTAACGTGCTGGTACGCATGTATACTATAATATCAAGTATATGTATAAAAAATTTTTAACTAAAAAATGAACGAAAAATGCCAGGATTCGAGACACTAGGAATAGATACTGCAAATAGCGCAATAAATGACGTTATGGGGATAGGTTTAAATATGTTAACCCATCCAATACAAGTCAGACAACAGCAAGACTTCATAGATCAGCAGATGAAAGCGCAACAACAAATGCAGAAATACAGTCAAGGATTAGCGCTTGACACATGGAATAAGACAAACTACGAAGCGCAAGTTAAACACATGGAAAACGCTGGTTTGAGCGTAGGACTAATGTACGGCGGAAGCGGTGCAGGAGGAGCCACAACAAACAGCGGTGCAAGTGGTAACATAAGTGGCGGACAAGCACATCCTGCTGCGCAAGAAATAGGGCTAAATATGCAACAGCAAGCACAAAGCAGGCTATTAGACAGCCAAGCTAAAAATCTGGATGCAGATACAGCACTTAAACAGCAAGACGCTGCGAAACGAGCAAAGGAAATCCCAAGTATTGAAGCAAGTACAGACAAGACAAGGACAGAAACAAGAGGTTTAGAGATTGATAATATTATCAAGGGATTTGAAGCAAAATTGAAAGAGGCAAACCAAAGCAATGTTATTGGAATGCTAAACGAAGAGTTTAATAAACTTAAAGCTGATCGAGAACTAAGCGAAGCTAATAAAAATAGAGCATTAGCAGAGATCAAGCAAATGAGTGTAGAAAATGCATTAATGAGAAGTAACATGAGACTAAACGAAAGTGAGTTAAAAGTAAATGCTGCACGCATTACAGAAATAATCACTGGGATAGAACAACGCTGGCAAGCATTAACAAATTCAGGTCTAAGCATAGGTCAACATGAAATAGATGGAGTGCGTAGGAGACTGATGGACCAATTCAATATGGATATGCACACAGCAGACCAAATAATTGGGATAACAAAAGTAGTGGGCGGAGCAGCAGTAATAAAAAGCATGCCAAACCAACCACAGGAGAAATACATAAATGTTAGCCACGACAAATAGAAGATTGATAAGAACGGCGGAAAAATTGCGAAACCTGGGCGGGCAGGTTTCGCCATACCGCCGAAACATAATAGAAAATGTGCCTATATCCAAGACTTGTAAAAAATCCAAAATACATACCAAATAAAAAAAACGGCGGAAATGTACCAGAAGTAAAAGACCCACGTACAAGATTAGTTCCAATAGGCTGCGGGAAATGTATTGAATGCATGAAACAAAAGGCGAGAGGATGGAATATAAGACTTCAGGAAGAAATAAAGACAAACAAATCAGGGAAATTCGTTACCCTAACATTCAACAACGAAGCAGTAAAAGAAATCAGCAACAACATAAAGTTAACAGGATATGAACTTGACAACGAGATAGCAACTATAGGAATACGCAGATACCTAGAAAGATGGAGAAAAAAACATAAAAAATCTGTAAAACACTGGTTTATTACAGAACTCGGACAACACAGCACAGAAAATATACACTTACATGGTATTATGTTTACAGACGAAATAAACGATATATCGGATATATGGGGATATGGATATGTATACATAGGAGACTATGTGAATTCTAAAACTATCAACTACATAACAAAATATGTAACAAAAACAGATATAAAACACAAGGAATATACACAGAAAATACTATGCAGTAAAGGCATAGGAAGCAACTACACAAATACACACAATTCAAAACTAAATAAATATAATGATGAAAAAACAGATGAAACGTATAAAGTCAGGCAAGGACAAAAAATAAACATGCCGACATACTACAGAAATAAAATATATACAGACGAAGAAAAAGAGAGCCTATGGATAAATAAATTAAATCAACAAATAAGATATGTAAACGGCCTAAAAATAGACATCAGTAAAGGAGAAAAAATATACTATGATGCATTAAAGGCAGCACAAATAAGAAATAAAAGGCTCGGATATGGAGATAACGAAGTAAACTGGGAGAAAAAAGAATATGAAAAACAAAGAAGAATTCTAAAGATGAATGAAAGGATAGAAAATGTAAAATAATAGTTATCAACAATTTAGACCCCTTTGGGCACATCCGTGCCCGGAGCCCCAGGGGCATAAATGTTGATAACTATTATTTACCTAAATAAATTTCAACAAAAATGAAACCTTAAATAAATAAATACGTACAACTATGCAAAACGATAAAATAATATGGGTAATAATTATAACATACGTAGCCCTTCTAACTGGAGAAATAATCCACAAAAGCAGGATTAAAAACGGACAATATAAAATAATTAATAAGAAAACAACAGAATCAATAGAAATTAAAAAACATAAAAAAACATACAGATATGTTAGTAGAATCTATGAATGTGAAAGAACAAACACAGGAGAACAAACAAGAATCGACTTCGACACAATTAGTGGAAACAGTAAAATTACAAGGGACACCCTTTGATGCAGTCAGATATGACGAAACTTGGATAGTTACATGTGGAAAATACAAAGGTAGTGATACATTCAAAAACCTTGATGAATGTTTGGAGGCAGTAACAAATCCCAACTGGGAATTGATTATGATAGTAATCAGCAGCCTCATAGAAGCATATAAAGAAAATTTAGACAAACCTAAAACTAAAAAGAAATGAAAGTAAAAATCGGAGGAGACAGAATCGGGAGCGGCTCAAAAATGGAGGCCAGCTTCAATAATTACAAACGTAGCACACACGACCTAAGCTATCTATGGCGCAGCACAATGAGCGCAGGAACATTAGTGCCATTCCTCTGTGAAGTAGCACTCCCAGGAGATACGTTTGATATCGACCTTAACACGTCTGTGTTGACACACCCAACAAGCGGGCCATTATTCGGATCCTATAAAGTACAGTTAGACGTATATCAAGTGCCTATAAGACTGTACAACGCAGCTCTACACATGAATATGTTAAACATAGGTATGAAAATGAATACAATACAACTTCCTAAAATTGTATTGAAAGCAATTAACCAGCTTGACCCGAACACGTACCCAGATAACCAGCAAGTAAACCCCAGCAGCATATTCAGCTACTTAGGTATTCGGGGACTGGGATTATTGGATACTGGAAGCGCAGACGTACAACGTTTGTTTAACGCAGTGCCATACTTGGATTACTGGGATATATATAAGAATTACTATGCCAACAAACAGGAAGAGATAGGTGCAGTGATACACACGCAAGCAGTAGCAACACCAATGACACTAACAACCTGCACAACTGTATTGACTGGCCCAGTTATATCAATTCCTATTAACGGCACAACGACAACCACGCCCGTAAAAACTACTTTTTACGAAAGAAGCAGTATAAAAGTAAATGCATCAAACGTAGACAGTCAAACAGTTGGAGAGAATATTTACATATTCTATAACGACGGAGTAAAGGATATGAAAATACCGCTAATTACGTTATTTTCACAAATGTTTGAAGACGAAACAGCAAATACTGTGCAATTCAGTATACCGTACGACGTAAACGCAATGAGTAATAAAAATATTTACGGTGTATATTATGACACAACTGTAAAGGTGCCAGTAAACGCAGCACCTAAAATCGTTACTTTCCCACTGGAAAATATCGACAAAATGAGGCTGCAGTTGCTCCAGTGGCCAATCGAAACTCAATACATAATTGAGGCGGACGACTTAACGCCGTACAGTTTACCACTGGAATCGGGAACAATGGGAACACCCCAGTATAGCTTAACAAAAGGACAGGAGGGACTTGCATTAAAAACATATCAAAGTGATTTGTTTAATAACTGGTTATCAACTGAATTTATAGACGGCGAAGACGGAATAAGCGCAATAACAGCAATCGACACAAGTGGCGGAAGCTTCACAATTGATGAATTAAACATGAGCAACAAGATTTATGATATGCTCAATAGAATTGCGTTAAGTGGTGGCAGTTATGACGATTGGCTTGAAGCAGTATTCACAAACGGAAGACAACGACCACAAGAAAGCCCTCGATACGTAGGAGGATTAATAAAAGAGCTGGTATTCCAAGAAGTGATTAGTAATGCAGCTACTGCAAGCGAACCCCTTGGAAGTTTAGCTGGTAGGGGTAAGCTAAACGGTAAACACAAAGGCGGAAAAATTATAGTTAAAACAGACGAACCAAGTTATATAATTGGTTTAGTGTCTCTCACACCTCGCATTGATTATTCACAGGGGAATAAATGGGACACCACTTTAAAAACTATGGACGATTTCCACAAACCTGCGTTAGATCAAATAGGATTCCAAGATTTGATAACAGACCAAATGGCATGGTTTGATACGGAAATTGATCCTGTAGGCGAGCCGATATTCAAAAGCGCAGGAAAACAGCCAGCATGGATTAATTACATGACTAATGTAAACCAAGTACGTGGAAACTTTGCAGACCCATCTCAACAAATGTTTATGACATTAAACAGAAGATACAGCGCAAACGTAACAAGCGCTCATAAATATGCGATTAGAGATTTAACAACATACATTGACCCGTCAAAGTTTAATTACATCTTTGCAGATGCAAGACTTGACGCACAAAACTTTTGGACACAAATAAGCTGCGATATAAAGGCAAGACGCAAAATGAGTGCCAAGGTAATACCTAATCTATAAAAACATGCCTGTGGGGGGCATAATAAGGGGCGTGGGGACACTTTTACCCATTTAGTGTACCTGCACCCTCATTAAAATAAAAAGTGTCTTATATGTAAGATAAATAAGTAAATTAAAATTAATACTACAAAGCTATGATACGAAAAATGATAAATTTAGGGTGTAACTTCGATATAAATACAGCAATCGAAGGAGAAACAATCGAGCAAAAAATTGACAGAATAGTAAATAATAACGAACCGATAAAGGACGGCGCACCGTTAATATACACAGAACGAAAAGAGGGAATCAGACCAAGTACTAACATTCGTACAGACAGATGGGAAATTGCCATAGATGGAACAACAGCTATCGAGAAATCATACATGGCAAGACGTGAAGAAAAGGGATTAGTAAGAGATAAAAAGGACAGCGGAGCTGAGTCTATACACGGAACAAACGAGCAAGCCACAATTAACTAATTATCAATCAATTAAAGGGTGGTACGCGTGTATACATATATATGAACTA